TCTTTATAACTGGTATACATTCCTTCAAAGTATGTCGGTATTGTCACGCACTCTCCGTTTCTATTCTTTGCAATGATCAACTCGGCTTGTTCCATTTCGGGTTTTTCTTGCTCATAGTACATCGGTCGGAATGGGAACATCACAATGTCGGCATCTTGTTCAATTGCGCCTGATTCCCGAAGGTCACTCAACATCGGTCTCTTGTCTGCTCTCTCTTCACTCTTTCGTGATAACTGTGCAAGTATCATCACCGTGATTTTAAGTTCCTTTGCAAGGAGTTTAAGCGTCCGTGATATCTCTGCAATCTCTTGTTCACGGTTTGTCTTTGTTCCTTTGATCAACTGGATGTAATCAATGACAAGCAAGTTCAATCCCTTTGTTGATTTGTGAAGTTTTGCTTTGGCTTTGATTTGTCCGATGCGAGAATCCACATCATCATCAATGAAGAACTCAATCGTTTGGCTGTTAGCAATGTCACACACCTGAAGGATTTCATTCTCTCTCAATTGTCCGTTGCGAATCTTCCAATTGGCAATGTCACCAATCAAAGAAATGTATCTCTTTGCAAGTTGCTCATTTGACATCTCAAGTGAAATGAACAATGCCTTTCCTCCAATCTGTGCAAACTCTTTGGTTAAGGTCAAAGCAATTGCCGTCTTCCCCATTCCCGGTCTACCAGCAACCACAATCAAATCTCCTTCGTTGTAACCACCAATGTATTTGTCAAGGAATCTCCATCCGGTTTGCTTTCCCGTTAAGTTTCCACCGTTCTGTGCATTGAAAACAATTTGATCAACAACCTTGTTGGTCACCTTCACAATACTGGATGGTTCTTTATGGGTTGAGAATGTTGTGCGTTCAACTACATTTTGAATGTCAGTCACAAGCTCATTCAATTCCTTTGTAACATCCAAAGACAAAACACCTTCAACAACTTGCTTCTTAATGTAATCGTGTTCCAACTGCATCAGGTGTGGTTTAATGTCTGTGATGCCGGATGCTTGTTGTTGAAGTTGTATAATCTCAATCACTTGAACTCGGTCAAAGTGTTTGGATAAACTCACATAGTCAATGGCTTCGTTGTTGTAGTACATTTCTGTCATAACCTCAACCAATTTGGATGACATTGAATCTGTAAACCAGTTCTTGTTGATTCTTGGAAGGAAGTGTTTTGCGTCATCGTAAAACAACATATTGGATAGGATGATTCTTTCTGTGTTCATAGGGTTGCAATTTTAGGTTTGTTTGTTTTGATTTCCTCGGTTTGAAGATTATTTAATTTCCAAGTTCTCACGGATGCTTTCCAATCTTTCATTTTGTTTTTACCAACTAACCAACCGTTTGATTCATAATGAGACATCCATCTTTCCGAGATGTCATTCATTCCTTGTTCTTTCATATAAGTTTTAACATCTTCAATGGTCGGTTTCTTAAATACTTTTTTATCTTTATCTCTTTCACTATCTCTATCACTATCACTATCGGCATTTTTGGTAAGCGGTCGTATGCCATCGGATGCGGTCGCATCCCACCGCTTCTTTGCATTGTCCGAATTCCGTTCACAAATGGATTTATATTTTACCAAATCTCTCATCAATGATTGCTTGATAGGTTCAAAAGCAATGCGAGTAATCACATTGTCCGTCTGTGGTTCTTGGTCATTCACATATCGTAGTATGTGCTTGAACAGATCACCAGCCTGTTCGTTTGTTAGTTGGTCTACCGTGTGAATTAAATCACAATAGAGTAGGAATGATTTCTTATTTTTTGACATAAAAAAAGCCCCATCAAATTAGTGCAGTAAGAGTGCGACTAATTCAACAGGGCAAATATCTTTTAACATACAGGATCTCTTACCTCCTAGTTAACGGTTCAAATATAATACATTTAATCTACATTGCAAAAACATTCAAAGGATGGATCATTATCCCATAAACCTAATTGAGATTGTGCCTTGTCTTTTATTTGCTGATAACTGATTTCTTTTTTGAATGTGGCTGATTGTTCTTTATTAATCCACCAATCAAACAATTCAGGTTTCTCTTTGGCGATAATTGCAAGTTTACCTTTGCCCTTTAGGAAACAACAATCACAGTTCCCGTAAGGTTCGTTTACCATCAAATCAAATGGTTGTTGTTTCCACCAATTTAATACATCTGCTTTTGTTGTCTTCCATTTTACCAAAGGCAATTCAACATCCAAATCCGTTGCGTTTATTTTTGCCCATCTCCTCGGTTCATCATATCGGATGCCATTGTAACTCGTGTAATTTTCAATACCAATACTTTTCAAATATCTTTTTAAAGTGTTGATTTTCATTTCGAGTGTACAGTATCTAAATTGTTGATTGGGTATAGATGATGGTCTTTGCTCTAATAGTTCGTCAAATGGTCTCCCAATGCGTGAAGCGGTGTCATATGTTACAACTTCAAAGGTTGCTGGTTTGCGATATTCTAACCAAACCATATTCAAATTCCACCGCTTATCACATTCATTAATAAACTCCAATGTTTGTGGCATTTCTTTTCCAGTGTTTTGAAAGGTCACAAGATATTCACCGCCTTCATCAATTAGGCGTTTTGTCATATATGCGGAAGTTCTTCCACCACTGAAATTGATTACCTTACACATTGTATCCCAATTCTTTTTTTACTTTTGCTTGATGTTTTTGTCGTAGCTCATATGTTGTACCTCTCAATTCGGGATCATCTAACTGCAACCGTTGACGGCATCTGCGGATGGTTTCCGCTGGTGTTAACTTGCCTGATTCCAAACGATGGAAGAAGTTAAACAGATTTGATTCCCTTCTCCAAATCATTGACATCAAAAGGTTGTCATTGTCTCTTGTTTGTGGATATTGCTCCAGCAATTTCAACACAAGTTTTTTGGTTACATTCATACGGTTTCTTGTTGATAGATTTTTTTAGCGTTTGCAAACCCGGCATTGTATGCGAGTTGTTGTTCCATTTTCTCAAGTTGCTTGAAATTGAAGATCAGGTGTGGACTGATATCCAAATCGGGGAACTCCGTGCGTAGGTGTTCAACCAAGCGGTCTATTGGTGTCTTCATTGTCTGTCTATGAATTCTGCGTAATCTCGTGCATCTTTTTCCGTTTCAAATGTGGCGAGTAATTCTCCAGCGAAGTATACCCGCCATTTGCAAATGGAATTAATTGTTGCTTTCACTACCCTTGCTTTTAACATTTTTTAAATCTGTAAATTGGTTCTTGAAAGTTTGCAACTTGTCCTCCAACTCTGCGATTCGTTTCTCGCTCATCATCTTCGCTTGGTTTAAATCATCCTTGCCTTGCTGGATGGTTGACCGAATGGTTAAGATTTCTGTTTCCAAATCCCAAATGTTGCGATTCTTTTTGTTAATTGATTCTTGCAATTCCTCTGCGTTTCTCTCAACTTGCCACAACCGGTAAGCGAGAAGGACAGTCACACCGCCCAAGATTAAATAAGTTATCATTTTGCTTTTCCTTTATAGAATTTGTGATTGAAGATGGTTTGACTGAATTGGTCAAACTCCGGATTGTACTGATCCCGTTCAAACTGGTATGGTTTGGCTTCGGGAAGTTCTTTGTTCATTGCTTTCTTAATGCAATGTAGACCGTAACCCACCGCAAAAACGATGGGTGTTAAAACGATTGGATAAATTATGTCAAGTGTCATAGTTGTAAAATTAGTGGGCAATTAAGCCCCCTCGTTGTTTAATAATCTGTAAGTGTTCCCATCGTTCTTTACTCCATCTTTCCATAAAGAAAAAGAATAATACTCACTTACTTTGATGATAACTCTTTTTGCACCTGCACTTACAATTGTGCAAATAAGTTCTTTGCCCGACCTTGCACAAGTCAAAACTACTTGTGTGTTTCCGCTTTTTACCGCTTTTTGAAAATCCTCGTGTGTCATATTGTTTTGTGTTTTTGTCATTTCCATGATTCAAACTAACAACATTCTTTTCACTTATGCAAATTTATTTTCTAATTGGCTTTGTGAATGAACGATTTATTTTGTGATTGACAAAAATAGTTCTCCAGCGTAGGTCAATTTCTCATCAATGATTTCTTGGATGTCCTCTTCCAAAGTGATAAGAGTGGTTGTGAGCTTCTTGCCGATGGGCATTCGTGGATCATAACTGACAAACAAACCTTCTTCCAATCCGGTTGCAATCATCCCCATTTGCATCTGCCAAAAATACTCCGTGCGTTTTGATTTCAACTGCTCGTTGTTTTTGATGAAGAAGTTTTGAAGGTGATTGCCTGAATTAAACGGGCATTTGATTTCTACCAACTGGTGACCAAGCGCATCAGGTGAATACCCACCCCATTCACCATAAGTAATGAAGGTGTATGTCTCTGCACCGTAGTATGTGAAGAAATCATCGGTCTGTTGTGAGAAATAGTGGAAGGCTTCCTTCTCGTGTTCTTTGCCCCAATCTAAAGCACGACCATAGATCTCCGATTTCGCACCGGTTAAGTATTCCGCTGCCTTCTCAAACACAAATGATTTCGCAGTTTCGGAAAGGAACTCCGATTTGTTTTTCGGAGTTCCCATCAGTTTGTGAATTTCGGAAGCGGTGAAGCGTGAACTTCTTAACCTTTGCCAATCTTCTTCGTTCAAAGAAGTGTGAATAACTGGATGTGTGTTATTCATTTCTCGCCAATTAAAAGTTTCATATTGACCGGAGATACCTCAAACTTGCTTGTGATGTCTGTCATCAATCCGCCCGTCTTCAAGTGTTCAACTGCTTTCGCCCACGATGGATGCTTTGGTGTGAGTTCATCTTTCTTTGGAATCTGTCTGCCCATTGCTTTCTCACCATCATCATCATCATCAATGTTCAAATTTAGGATTGAACCGAGTGCATACCTCCGTGCGTAGGTCATTGCACTTCCCATTGCTTGTGGATCGTTCTGCTTTGCAACCGGCATCACATAAGATGATTCCATCCACTCGCCCGAATCAGCGTGAAGAATGATGGTTGTGAGTGCGTTCCCATCAGGGAATTGACTAATTGCCAAACCACATTCACTCAATGGCTTTTGGATGGTGTCCAGTATGTTCGCCAAACTTGCATACTTGGATTTGAAGAAAGGATTGTTTGCTTCCTTTGCTACCTTGCTCACCGATGCTTGGAATTTTACCAACGCACCGGCAATGTTCTTGATTGATTCTGACTTATTCATAGGAAATTTGTTTTGTGTCCGAGCATAAATAATACTGTAAACTTGTCGGGTTCAAGGAAAAAGAATCTCTCCGTCTCAATACCCACTAAATTGGTCTCAACGCATCCACCGAAGTACACATCTCGCTTGATCAAGTACGGTTCAAGTTCATCAAAGTGATTGTTCAGTAAATAGTCATCAACTTGCTTGTCAATGTAAACATACCTATCCCCACCGATTGTGAGAATCCATCCGTTGATTGTTGCTTCAATCATTGTTCACC